TGACTTCGGCAAAGCCCGCATGGGGGCGATCCGCATTGACCCGTGGGGAGGTTTCCAACAGATCGCCCGCTATACGTGGCAGATGGCTACCGGAGATGCGAAATCCATCGGCTCCGGTGATGTTCGCCCCGTCAGTAGTTGGGACAAGGGCGTGGACTTCCTCAACTCCAAACTGGCCCCGCTACCGGGTGCGATGGTTGACATGATGCGTGGCCGTTCATTCATGGGCGGCGAACTGGAGTTCGAGGCATCTCCAGAACTCAACGACGTGTTCACGACTCGTTCCATCCCCCTGATTCTCCAAGACATTATCGACGGTATCCGCGAAGAGGGAGCTGTGGGCGCACTCATTGGCCTTCCGGTCTTCTTCGGAGTTGGCGCGCAGTCGTTCCGCACCAAGGGGCAACTTGAAAACGAGCTGGCACAGCGCGAACTCGGCAAGTCATGGGACGAACTGTCGGGAACGGAGGCGCAGGCAATCGAAGCTACTTACGCTGGGGAATTCCAGCGGGTGCGGCTTCAGACTGAACTTCGCACGATCCTGGATGAGATTGACGAGGAATCACGCGCCAAAGAACGCGATATTGCCGCTGGTTACGACGTAGGGCTCGACCCCGCCGCTCTCACTGAACAGCTCTCTATCGTGAACAGAACGAGGATAGACAAGAAGAACCAGGCGCTCCGTAGCGCAGGAGTGACCTTCCAGAACGAAGACTCTGACGTGGTTGATAAAATCTTCAAGCTGCGTAAGGACGCAACAAATCACGGCATCCTCGACTTCCAGCTTCTTGACCAGCTCACCGATAACGCCCTCGCTGGCCTCGGCGCAGATGCTCGCAGGCTCTGGGAACAACGCCGTCGTTTCACTCACGACCCCTCCGTTGTTGATGTATTCCACGCCAAGGACTACATCTCCGATGAAGGTTACTGGGACATTCAGCGCGAAGCCTTTGAACGGTTCTCATCACTGATTCGCAGACGTGATCCGAACATTCAGACGATGCAGCAACTGGAACAAGCGATTCGCGTTGCTGAACAAGCGGGCGACCGTGGACGAGCAAGGTCACTCAACGGCATCAAAACCCGCATCGACAAAGTAACGCGGGAGAATCGCCTGACTGCTCGTCGCAGGGACTCCTTGCTGGATTTGGCGTTGAGAAAGGTCTACGGATTGAAGCCCATCAGGTAGTCACTCGACGGGATATACAATTGTCCCTTACTAATTCCTGTGAACAAGTGATTCGCAGGAGGCTTTGTGGTTTCAGACGCCACTCTTGAGTCTCAGGAAGTAGTTGACGAGGTAGCGACCGAAGAAGTCTCAGACGAGACGACTGAGGAAGATGCCGCCGAAACCCCTGAGCCTTTAGAGCAAGCTCCCGACCCGGTACAGGTATTGGCTGACCGGCTCGGGAACATCGATCAGAGACTAGACGGACTGAGCGGACTTGATCCCAATAGGATCAACTCCCTCCTCGGACGAGTTCCGAACCTCCAGTCCGATCTAGATGCGGTCAAAGGTCAAGACCCACTAGCTACCCTCGACCCACGATTCAGTGCGAATGAGACCTTGCTCTCGGCCTTAGCTGAGGCGTTCATCAATTCTGATGAAGGTTTGGTAAACGACCAGAGCAAGGCATCGCTTCAGGCGGCCCTCTCCCAGTTGGGTGAGGCCCAGACGGAGCGTGAACGAGTAGCACTCAAGCGTGAGGTGTTGGCGGAGGTGCAAGCCGCCGCGACACCAGAAGAAACCGAGACAGCACCGACTGGTAACGACCAGTGGCAAGCAGCCACACTGGACGTACAGGCCGCTCTCCCCGCTGACTTCGACTTGGGAACCATCCCACAAGAGGTCTGGGCAGAGGGGGTAAGGACACAACGGCCCTCACTGGCCGTGCGCCACGTCCTCAACTGGGTCGATTCCCAGTCCGCTGATGCTCTCGATGGCCTCGCAGAACGCAAGGCGGCAGCCGGTGACGGTGCCCCCTCTGCTAGTGCAGGCGGAACAACTATCGACACACTTCTCTCCAAGCTGGAAGAACTCGGCCCTACCGTCCTCTCTGAAGCGGAACTCAAGCAGGTCGATAAGCATCTTGGGGTGAAGCTCTAAAAGGAACCCCTAATGGCATCTGGTACTACGACTACCGGGAGTCTAGCTGACTCCTTGCCGACGATGATTCAGTCGGCACGGCGCTTCGAGGAGCACGACTTCATCGTCCCTAAGACGGTGGATCGAACTAACCTCCCGAAGGGCCAAGGCAATACCTGGAACGAAATCCGCACTGAGCAGATTACCGCGCAGGGTATTGACGAGAACACGGTCATGGACAACCCGCAGCAGTTCCAGGACACGCTCTTTAGCGTGACCCCGACGCTGGTGCAGGTCTTCACCCGTGTTACTGACAAGACGATGCGACGCATTTCAAGCAACGCAGCCTCACTGCTTGGCAAGTCCTCGCAGCTTGCGATAAACCGCAAGCTCGATCAGGACGGCCTCTCGCAGTACGCCAACTTCTCGGTACAGCTTGCGGGCTCGGGTACGACCGTCAACCACGGTCACATCTCCGCCGCCGTCAGCAACATCCGAGGCAACACCACCGAGTCCGGTATGGGCGCTGGTCCGATTCACACGGTCCTCCATCCGTTCCACATCAAGGACTTGCAGGACGAGATTGAAACCGGTATCGGGACGTACAACGTCCCCGAAGGCATCACTGCTGAGTTCTACGCCAATGGCTTCAGCGGCACGGTGGCAGGCTCGAACGTCTGGTCTGACGGAAACATCACCCTCGACAGCACTCCCGACGCGCGTGGGGCAACTTACGCACAGCGGGCACTTGTCTTGGTGCGCGAACTCGAATTGAAGACTGAGACTCGCCGCCGCCCCGACGTGGGTGGTGGCGCAGATGAGGTCTTCTTGACTGCTGGTTACCGTTACGGTGAGCGGCAGGACGCATGGGGTCGCGGCATCCTCGGTGATGCCACCGCCCCGACTTCATAGAAAAGGATACTGAACTATGCCGCAATCCGGCCCCGGTTCTATCAGAATCTTCGAAGACTTCATGGGTATCGAAGACCCCGTTGCACTCACTGCTGTCCCCCGCGCCCTCGGCCCCTTCATGGTGGTCGGTCAGGGCGTTGCCGAGGCAGACGCTGGTGCTCCGGCCCTCGACTCAGACGGTCTCTCGGGTGTAGTGCGTCTCACGACCACGAACGAGGATAATCACACCACCGGCCTACAGACGAACAGTGCGTTCGATGTGGCGCTGATGGCACCGCTCACGGCTGAGGCGCGTGTGCGTTTCAGCGACCTCGACACCAAGGAAGCCTTCATAGGCTTCACGGACATCAACGTCGCGTCTGACGTTCCGTCTCTGGAGACGGACCTGATGACGGGTGCAAGCACCACGTTGACGCTGACCGCTTCAGACATCTGTGGCTTCTACCTCTCGGCAGAGCTGACGGACGACGAAGACTGGCACGGTGTCTACAACGGTGGCACGACTACTGGTCAGACTACCTCCACCTCCGTTGACCTCGGCGACGACGCTGTGGCTGGCGAGTGGCAGGTTCTGCGCCTTGAAATCGACCCCAACGGCACTGCCCGCTGGTACGTCGATGAAGACTTGAAGCAGACGGTAACGGGCGCTGTGTCCACCTCCGTTGACCTCAAGTTCTTCGGCGCGGTTGAGGCCAAGGGCGCAGCCAACGAGACGATGGACGTTGACTACATCAAGATCAAGGCTAATCGCGACTGGACCGTTTAGCTAAGGCTCGGCGGGTGGGGGTTTCGGCCCCCACCCAGTCGGGAGGCAATATGAAAACAATAAAAGCACTGACAACGTTCGGCGGCCACGATGCAGGCAGAAATGGCAAGCTGGTTTCCATGCAGAAGGGCGCTGTTCAGGAAGTCAGCGACGAGTTCGCCAAAGAGGTGATCCGGGCCGGTCATGCTGCGCTGGCATCGAAGCCGAAGAAGACGAAGGTGGCGCATGGCGCTGGTTAGCAGGGCAGACGTCAAGACGTATCTGGGCATCTCCGGTGCTGGAGACGATTCGCTACTTGACGACCTGATCGCCAGCGCCGAAAGCATCGTGGCGCAGTTCACCCACCGCACGTTCGACGCGAGCAGCAGCGCAAAGAAGTT